GGATCGAAGGTCATGTCCGCGATACACAAGCGACTGCACTACGCGCAGAAGCAAGAATTTAAGATGTTATCTCGTGTTTTTGCGGAATCCCTACCTCCTGAATACCCGTACAGTGTCTACGGGGCTGATTCCTCCATAAAACAGGCTGATTTCGATGACCGTATCGATGTTATACCCGTATCTGATCCAAACATCTTCTCCATGTCCCAACGATTGGCACTTGCCCAAACTCAGTTGCAACTGGCGCAGTCTAATCCGGAAATGCACAACCTTTACGAGGCGTATCGCAGGATTTACGAGGCGATTGGTGTCCACAACATTGAGGCCTTGCTTCCGGCTCCGCAGGAACCTCAACCAGTAGATCCGGGCGTTGAGAATGCGACGGTACTGACAATGCAGCCTTTGAAGGCTTTTCCGGGCCAAGATCACGATGCCCATATGACAACTCACATTATCTTTATGAAAACACCCATGATAATGGGGGCGCCACCTATTCAGGCCTCATTACAGTCGCATTTGAGCGAGCATATAGCCCTGAAGGCGCGACAAGAGGTTGAGATGCAGATGCAACAGATGCAGCAACAGGCTATGGAGGTCCAACAGGCCGTCCAGATGGGCCAGATTGCACCTGAAATGGCTCCACCGATGCCTGAAATGGGTGATCCGGAAGCCATGGTTGCTAATTTGATTGCCCAGTACACGGAAGAAGTCATGGGTGCCCTTATGCCCTCGCCAGAAGAGCAAGTTGATCCTCTGGTAGAGCTTCGGTCCAAGGAACTGGATATCAAGGCCGCTGATTTACAGCGTAAATCTACCGAATTTGACCAACGTCTGCTGCTGGATGTCTCAAAGGAACAGGCCAAGGAAGAGATGGCTGCTGAGAAGATCGACTCACAAGAGGATATCGCCTTGTTACGGGCGGAAGTTAACCGTGAGCGTATTAATAATAATACGCCAGGAAGAGGAAATTAGTCATGGCAAAAGGTATGGCGCATTACTTCAAGGACGGTACGAAGAATCCCGGCGACGCACATAAGATGGCTAATGGCGACTTGCATTCCGGGGAGAAGCACACAGCTAAAAGTAAGCGGCTGTACCATTATGCGGAGCTACCCTCCGCCTCTGCTAAAAAGAAAGCTAGGACTAGGAAGAGGGCGTAATGTTTCACGTGAAACAAAATGGCTATTAAAAGGCAAAGCCCCATCCGCCGCACTACCAAGGGTAAAGGTGCAAACTATCGTAAAACCAGCAAAGGCGCTGGAATGACGAAGAAGGGTGTTAAGGCGTACCGTGATAAGAATCCTGGCTCGAAGCTGAAGACGGCTGTTACGGGCAAGGTGAAGAAGGGCAGCACGGCGGCGAAGAGACGTAAGTCTTATTGCGCTAGGTCTGCCGGCCAGATGAAGAAGTTCCCGAAGGCGGCTAAGGACCCCAACAGCCGTTTGAGACAAGCCCGTAAAAGATGGAGATGTTGAATGTCCTTGGTTGAAAACATTAACAAGCGTAAGAAGGCCGGAACGTCGCGTTCCGCAAAGAAAAGCACCATCAGTGACAAGGCTTATGCAGAAATGCAGGCTGGATACCGCGATGGTGGCATGGTTGACCAGATGTCCGAGCAGATGGGCGTCTCTAACAAGGAAGCAGGTGGTCTTATGAAGAAAGCTAAGAAGATGAACGATTCTTACAGCATGAACATGGGCGGCATGATGGCTCCCCCCATGGAAACCTCTCGTCGTCCAGGTATGGGTGGTTTTGAGATGAACCGCGACATGGGCGGCTCTGTAATGATTTTGAGCCTTGGTAAGATGCCTTCGATGCGTCATCACCGTGAGGAGCGGGAAGAGGACAGTTCTTTGATCCAGAGTACGGAGAACCAGGTCCGCGCCCGTCATTTCAACAACAACGGCGGAAAGGGGACTTTCTAATGGGAATAAAGATTTATGATCTCGATAGCGATGAAGAAACTAAAGAGTCGAAGAAGCGTCGGACTAAGGAACGTATCGCGAAAGAGGAAAAATCCTTTACTGACCGTACCGGTTCTGATGCTGATGCTGACTTTGACCGAGCGGTGAAGAAGATTCTCAATGAGGGCTCCCGCACAATTTCTGATGCGGATAGATTACGTGCTGAAAAATCATACATTGAACTTAACGATGGCGGAATGGCGATGTCAGGTCGCGGCAAACCTGTGAGGACTTTCTAATGCCCGAAGGTGTAACTTATTCCAAACAAGCGGAAGCGGAAGAATACGCCGATAAGATTGGCGGAACAGTTGTTCCAGTTGATACAGACGGCGATGGTGCTGTTGATGGATATAACGTTATTGTGCCTCAAGGATCAAGTGACGAGGGCGTAACAAGAGGTCCAATCACCACATATGGTGATAGAGAGGGTTCTGTTGAATTCGATGGTTCGTCAACAGGTAATGAGCTAAACATGGGCGGCATGGTTAAAGACGAACTTGGCTACATGGGTGGTGGCGTAAGTTACAGTGACCGTGGCCCCGTCAAGTATTCCAAAGGCGGCGCCGTTAGTGGCAAAAACTTTAAGGGGTCTTTCTAGAATATGGCCGACCCAACGACTTTCGCCTACAATTTATTGCGGGCTATAGAAAGTCGCATAGAGCTAACCCAGGACGCAATCCTGCACGGTTCCCCCAAAGACATGGAATCATACAAGCACCTTGTTGGAGAGCTTCAGGGCTTAGAATTTAGTCAACGGGAGATAAAGGATCTCCTGCAAACCACGGAGGAAGAATGAGTAATACCCTATACGTTCCAGACCACGTAATAGCGGACAAGAAAGATACTGAGAAGAAAGTTCTTGCGTCTGCCTACGTTACCAAAGATGAGAAAGTGCTCGACCCGTCTCTTGTCAGCAAGAATTTAAAGGAGAGACTACCGCAGCCCACAGGATGGCGTCTTTTGGTTATGCCTTACTTGGGTAAAGCTACGACTGAAGGGGGCGTTCATATTCCCGACTCAGTTCGTGACAGGGAAGCATTGGCGACGGTTGTTGCTTATGTTTTAAGGGTGGGCCCTTTGGCCTACCAAGACTCTGCAAAGTTCGGTGACGAAACAGACCGCAGATGGTGTCAAGAAGGTGATTGGGTGTGTATTGGCCGTTATGCCGGCGCCCGATTTAAGATTGAGGGCGGCGAAGTCCGCGTCATCAACGATGATGAGGTCATAGCGACGATCCTTGAGCCTGACGACATTAAACACATCTAGAAAGAACCCATGGAGAACGACCATGCCTGAAGAATCCAAAATTGACGTTGGTGACAGCGACGAAGACCACACCGAGGTGGATATATCCCCTCAAGAAGAGAAGTCTCCACCTAATGCGGGTTTAGCTGCCGCATCAGATGTTGTGGAGTCTGACGATCCTACCGAGGAACTCGAAGAATACAGCACGGGTGTCCAAGGGCGGATCAGCCAGCTAACCAAACGATTTCGAGAAGAAGAACGACAGAAGCAGACGGCTATAGAGTTTGCGGAAAATGTGAGGCAAGAAAATTCCGCCTTAAAGAAGCGGATGGAAGACCTCGATGAGGGTTATCTAAAACAGTTTGATGGCCGCATCACGAGCGAACTTGAGTCTGCCAAACGTGTTCTTCGTGACGCTCACGAGACAGGTGACGTTGATAAACTGGTAGAAGCCCAAGAAACTTTAGCAAACCTGACTGTACAGAAATCGACGGCAAACGTTGCCCGGAACAAGCAGGCCCGCAAAGAAGTTGAGCCACAAGTACAACCACAAGCGCAAGTACAGCCCGCACCCCAACCCCAAGCAACACCAGACCCGAAGGCCGAATCTTGGGCTTCGGATAATAAATGGTTTGGGACTGACGAGGTGATGACGTATGGTGCTGTTGGTATTCATCGCCGCTTAGTTGAAGATGAGGGGTTTGACCCATCATCAGATGAGTATTACACTGAATTAAATTCTAGACTTAGGACCGAGTTTCCACATAAACTAGATTCCAAGTCTAAAACGAACGGGGGAAGAAAAGTTGCGTCGGCTGAATCTTCCGCATCCCGCAAAAAGAGTGGACGGAAAACTGTGCGGCTAACCCCGTCTCAGGTTGCCATTGCTAAAAAGTTAAATGTGCCGCTTGAAGAATATGCTAAATATGTGAGGGACTAGCCATGACTACTGAGAACACATCTCGCGAAAAGTCTACGAGAACGCCTAGAGCCAACCAAACTCGTGCAGGGCAAGCACGCAGAGAACCTTGGAAGCCACCGTCCATGTTGGACGCACCACCCCCTCCAGAGGGTTACAAGCATCGATGGATTAGAACTGAAGTAATGGGTTTTGATGACCGCAAAAACGTAGCAGCACGCTCCCGCGAAGGTTGGGAACTGGTACGTGGTGATGAATATCCTGACTTTGAGGTTCCTACTGTCGAGGATGGTAAGCACGCTGGTGTCATAGGTGTAGGTGGATTACTGCTTGCAAGAGTTCCGGTTGAAATTGTTGAGGAGCGTGATGCGTACTTCCGCAACATGACACTCAACCAAATGGCGGCTGTTGATAACGACCTAGCTCGTGAACAACATCCAGCAATGCCTATTAACAAACCAGATAGGCAGTCTCGTGTAACTTTTGGAGGTCCTCAAAACGAGGACTAGGAGATAGGAAATGGCTAACAGTAATGGAAGCTTTGGCCTACGTCCGATTAGTAAATTGGGCGGAGGTTCAAATTCCACTGGTCTTACCGGATATACTCCGTATGAAATCGCTTCAGATAACACTGGCAAACTCTACCACGGACAGATTGTAGTACCCCTCGCTTCTGGGTATATCGACCATACATCTAATGCCGCTGGTGGGACTGTTAGTGCTCTGGGCGTATTTCAAGGATGTGAGTATGTCTCTAGCACCACTGGGAAAACGGTCTGGAGCAACTACTGGCCTGGTTCTGGGGCGGATAGTAACCACCCCGTTAAGGCCTTTATCAATGACGATCCTAATCAGTTGTATGTAGTTGCGACTGATGCGACGTGGACAAGCAAAGCAACGGCACGCGCAAGTGTGTTTTTGAATGCTAGTACTTCCACGGGCATTACGGGCACCGATGCTACAGGTGTTTCACTGGGACGTTTGGCTATTAGTTCTCTGGCAACAACCAATAGCTTGACGTTACGGGTTATGGGTTGGACTGAAGATCCTGAGAATCAGGATTTTGCAGCCGCTGGAATTGGCGCAATTGTCCGGTTGAACAACAGCTTTAATGCACCTACGGGTTCCATTTCTGCTGGTTCTGTTTCAACCACTGGCGTGTAGGAGGATTGAAAAATGGCTATTAGTAGAGCCCAACTAGCTAAAGAGCTGGAACCCGGACTTAACGCTCTTTTCGGCCTTGAGTACGCTCGGTACGACGATGAATCTTCGGAGATTTATGATACTGAATCTTCGGAACGCGCTTTTGAAGAAGAAGTTATGCTTTCCGGTTTCGGGTCTGCGCCCGTTAAACAGGAAGGTTCCGCGATCACCTTTGACGATGCTCAAGAAGCGTATACCGCTCGGTACACGCACGAGACCATCGCTTTGGCCTTCTCGATCACGGAAGAGGCCATCGAGGATAATCTCTATGACCGCTTGGCTTCTCGCTATACAAAAGCCTTGGCGCGGAGTATGGCCAACACCAAACAGGTGAAGGGTGCGGCTACGTTGAACAATGCGTTTGACAGCACTTTTACTGGCGGTGATGGTAAAGAGCTTTGCGCGACGGATCACCCTTTGGTGAACAACGGTTCGCTTCGTAATGAGCC